ATGAGTACAAATGACGACAAAAAGGTGTTTATCGCCGACCAACAACTCCCGATTAGCAGCACCCTAAAAGACCTCAAAGTCGGCGAAACCGCCACTTATCCTATTCTGCGCCTACGCACAGTACGCTCCCAGGCTTCCGAGCTTGGAGCCATGCTCGACCGCGTGTATTCCACCTGCATGAATCGGGAAGAGCGCACCATTACAGTAATCCGTAAAGCCTGATGTTATGCAATTTCTCGAATTTTCCGACCATGCCATACCTTACGACACCTTCCTCAAAGATGTTGCCTCGTCTGTCGTGAAGATGTTGAAGGAGGAAAACGACGACCCGGAGTTTGTCAGCCACCGAAAGGCTTGCTCTATGTTTGGCCGCCGTAACGTCGAACGTTGGCGCAAACAAGGGCTTATTGAGCCGAGCAAGCGCCCCGGACGCCTCGAATACCGTACCTCGGAACTGCGCTATCTGCAACGGCAGAAGCAAGACTATTTCAAGCCATGATTTCGCAGAAGACCATAGACGCGGTACTGGACGCGGTGAGGATCCACGATGTCGTTAAGGACTTCGTGGAGCTTAAACGCTGCGGCTCGGGCTGGGTCGGGCTTTGCCCCTTCCACTCGGAGCGAACACCCTCCTTCCACGTCGACCCGCGCCGAAACATCTGCAAGTGCTTCAGCTGCGGAGAGGGAGGCGGAGCGGTGCATTTCCTGATGGAACACCGCAATATGTCGTACCCGGACGCGATACGCCATATCGCCGGGCTGTATAACATCACTGTCGAGGAAACGCCCCGGACGCTCACCGACGAGCAGAGGAAAGAGGCCGTGCAGCGCGAGAACGCGCTGATAACCCTCGAAGCGGTGCAGCGGTTTTTCGAGCGGTCGCTTGTGGCGAAGACACCGGCGGCCAGGCGCGCCTGTGCATACGCCTCCGACCGTTGGACGCTCGACTACTGCCGCGACAACGGCATAGGCTACGCCCCATACCCCAAAGAGTTTTTCGAGTTCGTGAAGCAGAAAGGCATAAACTTCGAGGCACTGTTGGATATAGGCATGGTACGCAAGAAAGAGGACGGCCATTATTCGTTTATGTTCGCCAACCGTGTAACCATACCCATACGCGACCGCTTCGGACGTGTTATAGCCTACACCGCCCGGAGCCTCGACGAGAAGACCGACTGCAAGTATCTGAACTCCACGACCTCGTGCGTCTACCGAAAGGGCAACACAGTTTTCGGCATCGAGATTGCCCGCAAAGCGGCGGCAAAGGCCGGTTGCCTGTTCGTGGTCGAGGGCGCGCCGGACGTGCTACGCCTCCAGTCAATAGGCTGCGACAACGCCGTGGCCGCACTCGGCACGGAGTGGACTGCCGCCCAGTTCGACGCCATCAAGAATTTGACCGATACCCTCTGCTTCATTCCCGACAGCGAGCTACCGAAAGACGGCGAGATTTACGCGCCGGGCACAAAGGCCGTGATGAAGAACGGACGCGAGGCAATAGACCGCGGCTTCCGCGTCGTTGTCCGTGAGATACCTCTCGAAAACGGCGCGGTGAAGAACGACCCCGACAGCTTCATCACGACACCATCAATCCTTTCTTCGCTCGAAGAACAGGATTTTGTGCTGTGGTATGCCGAGAAAGCCTTTCTCGCCCCCACGACGCAGTTAGGGCGCACGGCGGTAATCAAGGAGATATGCGCCATGCTCGCCGCCATCGAGGACGCGACCCTCGCCTCAATGTACCTCGAACAGCTTATAAAGAAATACAAGGAGCGGACGGCATGGAAATTAGCGTATAACTCGGCGCAGATGCGCAAGCGCGCCGAATCCGGCAGGGAGGGCGACGAGAGCGAGAACGAGCGCGACCTGTTCAGCCGCTACGGATTCTTCATCGCCAACAACTGCTACTGCACATACGGCAAGCAGAGCGAGGTGATACGCCTCTCAAACTTCATACTGGTGCCGATGTACGACATTCCCGATGAAGGCTCGATGACTCGCCTTTACAAGATTGTCAACGACCTGGGCCACGACGCCATAATACCGTTGGAGCCGGACGACCTTGTGAACCTCGCCCTGTTCCGAAAGAAAATCAACATCGCCGGGCGTTATGTGTGGCTCGGCAAGATTGACGACCTTATGCGCGTGGAGGAATACATTTTCCGTAAGAGTGAATCGGCGAAGCGCATACGCACCCTCGGCTGGCAGCCGGAGGGGTTCTTCGCCTACGGCGACGGCATATATACCGACCGCTTCCTCCGCGTCGACGAAATCGGTATGGTGAACCTCCCTAATCACGGCATCTTCTATCTGCCGGCCTTCTCGGTGATGTACCGCGACAACCGCCTCCGCTTCGCTTTCGAGAAGTCTTTCACCTATACCCACCGCGCCGACGTGTCGATGGCCGACTACCTGAAACTTTTCGTGGAGGTGTTCGGCGACAACGGCAAGGTTGCCATCGCATTTATATTCGCCACGCTTTTCCGCGACTTCATTTTTGATATATTCGAGTTCTTCCCGATATTCAACATATTCGGTAAGCCCCAGTCGGGCAAGTCGCAGCTTGGCAAGGCGATGAAAGGCTTCTTCACCAACTCCTACAAGCCGATAAACTACGAGGGCGAAACCTATCCGGCCATCAACAAGGCGTTGGAACAGACGGCCAACTGCCTTGTGCATTTCGACGAATACAAGAACTCTATCGAGTGGCGCAAGGTCGAACTGCTCAAATCTATGTGGGATGGCGTCGGGCGCGGAAAGATGAAGGACGGCGACGTGGAGCGCGTGAACGTCAACTGCGGCGTTATCCTGTCAGGTCAGGAAATGCCGACGATAGACCCGGCACTTTTCACACGTATTCTCCACCTTACCGTCAACAAGACCTCCTACACACTGGAGGAACGCCGCCGCTTCGCCGACCTCATGGAGCTTAACCGGCGCGGGGTCTGCCACCTCACTATGGAGGTGATCGGACACCGCGACCGCTTCGTGCAGGACTTCCCGCACTACTGCGAGCTTACGCGAACCGAGGTCGTGAACCGCATCGCCCGAAGCGGCAAGACCATTTCCGACCGTATGTATATGAACTGGGTCGTGGTGCTCGCCTCCTTCCGCACGTTGGAGCGCATACTGCCTGTGCCTTTCTCCTATGATGAATTGCTCGACATCTGCGTGGAAATGCTTCTCGACCAACATTCCATAACGGAACGCTCCGATGAAGTGGCTTCCTTCTGGAACTTCGTCCATGTGCTCTATCAGGAGGGGCGGCTGTACCAGGAGGGCGACTACCGCATCAACTACCGCGTGTCGAGCCTGAAACTGCACGGAGTGGCGGAGGCGCGGGAGTTCTCCGAGCCGAAGAACATACTCATCATACGCGACCGCCGCATAATACAGCACTATCAGACCGACAAGGCGCGCTCGACAAAGCAGCTTATACTCTCGGAGGACGATATGCGCAAGTATCTGGAACGCTCCGCGCCCTGCCTCGGCATCGTCAAGCGCAAGTTCTACAAGATGAACCAGTACGGACAGCCGGTAAAGGAGATTGGCGAGGGTGGCACCGTCGGGCGTCAGCTTTACGATGTCGACACGGCACTGGCTTTCGACTACGACCAGGTGCAGCAGCTTTACCACCTCTATCTTACCGCCGACACCTCGGCGATGACGGAGGAGGAGCAACAGGAGCATGAAGCACAACAGGATAATGCCGCCACACAGAGGAGCGGCGGCAGTCAATCACAGCTTCCTTTTTAATTTTTTCGGCAAATCTGATGAAAACGGACAGTTACCACAGCCACCGCCGCCACCGCGCTACAATTCAGCAGCTTAACGATTGCCACCGACGGCAACCGCCACGCCACCACTCGCCACCGTTTGCGGCTTCTGCAACCGCCGACAACCGATTTCCCCTTATTATTCTCTTTTTGAAAAGAAAGAATAATAACTTAAATACGTGGCTTCGTGGGGTTTGGCTTCGGCTTCCCGAAGCGGTTACGCGGTTCCGGCGGTTGCACCCCTCATATTACTGATTCGCATACAAAAATCACAATACAATTCTCTCCGATAATCCGAAAACATCAACATAAAATCCCATACAGTTATGAACGACTTCCTTATTTATTTGCCGCTTGAGGCGTTTTTAGCCCAGTGGTTCCGCCACCGGCATGGCGGCTCGCCCTACACGGTGCGCCTTGTGCGCGGCTCCGTGGAATCCAAACGCCTCAAAGCCCTGCTCGACGTGCCGCCGTCGGGATATGTGCCAAGACCCGCGCCGGAGGGCTGCGTGGCCGTGGCTATCCCTTCATTTCCGGCCAAAGACCCGCGGCAGTTCAACTATGTGTCGCCCCAGGGCATAAACGCCCTTGTCGAAACGCTGCGCGACCTTTTCGACCTCGAACTGCACGACTATTATGTGAAGACCTACATAAAAGGCTCGCGCATCGACTATATGATTGAGGCGTGGATGGAAATGCACGGCATCGAGTTCAACGATACAAACTACAACTCCGTCAAGAAACGCCTCGACCGTGTGCGCAAGAAAATCTATGTCAAGCGGCACCGCGACAAGGGCAAGATCGGCGAGGCGGGCGAGTGATTGAACAGCAATCATCGAAAAGTTCAAAAAAATGCTGAAAATCGCACCGAGTTCAGCGCGGTTTTATACCGCTCGCCACTTCGGTAATAAATGAAACATCAACAGAATACGCAATAAAACGAATAATCATTATGTCAGAACCAACCAAGACCTGTACCGGCTGCAACCGCGAGTTGCCGCTGTCGGCTTTCGGCAGAATGGCCTCCGCCCCGGACGGGTTGAGCTACCGTTGCCGCGAGTGCGTCAACGCGCAGAAGCGCGAGTATCACCGCGCCAACAGGAAACTTAAAAGAGTGTTCACCAATCCCGAACTCGCCGCCTTCACCCCACGGCAGCTTATCGACGAGCTAAAGGCTCGCGGATATTCGGGCGAGTTGAAAATCACACAGACTATCAAGGTATGAAGTCGCCCATCACTCCCTTGCAGTCGCTTCCCGGCATCCGCTTTGTCGGGATTGTGGACTGCCTGAAATTACAGCCCGGACTGCGCGAGGGCGCCTCAGCCGGTCTTACCGTCGGCGCCCATACCTCCGTGGAGGCCATGCCGTTTGTCAACGCCACCGTGGAGAGCGTTACCGAGTACAGCCACGGCGCACCCATCGAAACCGCCACGCTCAAATTCCGCACGTCGAAATTTCTGCCGATTGACTTACAACTCGGCTTTGTGGTCGAGGACGTGCGCGGCAACTCGTGGCTGATCGGCGCGGCGGAGCCGCCTTATCCGAAAGTGTCGCTCACACGAAAGACCGGGCTTCCCGGCGGCGACCCTGCCGCGTGGGAGATTGAGGTAAAGGCGGTAGGGCAACGCGCTCTTTTGCCCTGCGTGTATTGAAAGGGCTGGCTTTCGCCGACTCTCGGAGGGAGGCTTTCTTCGCCGTGGCGGAGTACGTCGCCGTTATCCGCATAGTTGCTGAAATAAGGAAAGGGCAAAGGTGGTATGGCCGAGGTAGCAAGGTTGCCGGATTAAGGACTGGCCGCAGCGCTCCGATGTTATGCCGCCTCGCTTTCTTACTCGCCGAGCAGCAGGCGTGGCCGTTACGAGAATCACCGCCCCCATACTTTTTAAGGACAGCCTGCCTTGCGGCGGGCTTCCGTTTTTTATATCGGTATTGTTCCCTCGTCCGTGCGCTTTCGCTGATTGTTTTCCGGGGTTCTCTCCATATTGGAACATCATCACCTTATCATTGGAATGTCGGCATGGCAAGCCTTGATGTTGATGTTAAAGGCTTCGTGTCGAGGTCGGGAGGTCAACCCGGTATTGTGCCGTGCCGTTTTCGGCGTATGGCGTAACCGATATTTTGATGCAGCCGGACACCGTGCCGCCATCGCGCCTGTGGGGTTCGGGCGTGTTGCCGGATATGGAGGCCGACTATCTCCAGACACTTCCGGTCCGCTTTGTTCTTTCATAACGGCTTCGGGGCATGAATGATTACGCGCCCTTCCTTTTGCGCCGCAAAGTTAATCACCCCCTCCGGCGCGACAAGGCTAAAGTGCATCTGCCTGAAAATCTTCCTCCCTGCGGAGAGTATTTTCTTCCAGAGCCTTGTCTTCGACCACCGCCGGGGGCAACTTTCGGGGCAGCGTAAAAGAAAGAGCTTTTACACGCAATCATTCATCAAACCCCAAATCCATCTGTTATGAAAGAAATACTCAAAGCGAACCTCCCTCTGCGTCAGGAAATCATCGACCGCCTCGAAGAACTCGACTACACGCCCGAATCGCTCCGCGACGCAATCACCGAGCACGAATCCGACTGGCGCGATGAAAAGCCGTCGCTCTACTGCGGAACATACGCCAAATACAACGACGGCGACCTCTCCGGCCTGTGGGTCGACCTCTCGACCTTCGACAGCTACGACGACTTCATCAACTTCTGCAAGGCGTACCACGCCGACGAGGAAGACCCGGAGCTGATGTTCCAGGACTACGAGAACTTCCCCCGCGAGTGGTACTGCGAGAGCTGCATGGGCGAGGAAACATGGGATAAAATCGCCGAATACATCCGGCTCACGGAATCCCACGACAAGGAGGCCGTCGATGCTTTCTTAGACTGGGGCGGTGAATCCCTCGACCACTTCGAGGACTGCTACTGCGGCGAGTGGGAGGACGAGGAAGACTACGCCCGGCACATCGTCGACGAGTGCTACGACCTCGACCGCCTTATGGGCCACCTCGCTACCTACTTCGACTATGCCGCATATGGCCGCGACCTGTTCATGTGCGACTACTACATGGATAACGGCCACGTGTTCCGCCATTGGTAAGGCTCGACAGCCTCCAATCCCTCCGAGGGTCGGCGAAAGCCGACCCTTTTTCAGTGGGTTAACAAACTTTTTCTGAAGATTCCAAATCGAAGTGCAAAACTTTGAGTTGAGAATCACTCATTCTCCTCTCTCCTTCTGGCGAGGGGATGCCTGAGCGGCGGGGGGGGGGCGCACCGCCCCCCCGCGCCGGGGGGGGCGGGGGGGAACGGCGAGGAAATACAAAACAAAAAAGGAGACCAAAGTCTCCCTGAGATTAACTAATTTTGTATTGTCTTATGTATCATCAATTAACCTCGCAGCAAAGGTCGCAAATTTTCGCCTTACTGCAAAGAAAAGCTCCGAGAAAAGAAATCGCCCTCATAGTAGGGTGCAGTCAGTCAACGCTTTGCCGTGAGCTAAAACGCAACTCAACGGCAAAAGGTAATTATCTGTGGGACAAAGCACATACAAAGGCAATTGCACGCAGAAAGCGCACGACCTCCAACAAGAAACTCGACAGTGTGTTGGTCTGGCGCATAAAACAGATGATTATTGACCAGCAGTGGTCTCCCGAGCAGATCTGCGGCGTGTTGGCAAAAGAAGATATTTCAGTTTCCATTCAGACAGTCTACAACATCATAAACGCCGATCAAAGCGGTGAGCTTCGCCGATGCCGCCGCCATCCCAATTTTAAACGAAGATCCAAGGGAGAACGCAAACCCACCAGAGCTACCAACATACCCAGCCGCACAAGCATACACGACAGACCGAGCGAGGCAAACGGAAAACGCTTCGGTGACTTTGAGATGGATCTTATCGTAGATGCTTACGGACATGCCATCCTTGTACTGCTTGAACGAATGACCGGTTTTGTAATGATGGAAAAACTACCTTACGGAAAGAAAGCCAAACCATTGTCAAAAACTGTAGTAAGGTTGCTCTTTGCTTATCGTAAACATCTGAAAACCATCACTACTGATAACGGCAGCGAGTTTGCCGCCCATCTTGATATAACCGCAGGATTACGAATGAAAGGTCTTGAGGACGTGACTGTTTACTTTGCTGACAGCTACTGCTCTTGGCAGAAAGGTGCTGTCGAAAACGTCAACAAGCTAATAAGGCAATACATTCCTAAAAAGTCTAATTTCAACGACTTTTCAGTTCAATACATCAAGAACGTGGCTAAGAAACTAAACTTAAGACCTCGGAAAAAACTCGGCTTTTCAAACCCAAAGTCCGAGTTCTTCAAACAAATCGCTAATTTTGCACTTGCCAGTTGAACCTGCATTAACAAACTTTTTCTCGAAATTTTGCGTTGATATTTTGTAGGTAAGAAAATTATCGCTAATTTTGCATTACCAAATGGGTAGTTTCCCCACAAAGAAATACTTCGAGTGCGAAAGCAACGATTTTAGGGGCTGGGGCGTCCCCGGTCGGAAAGGGTTCTCTAACGAGCACCCTTTTTTCATTTATCGGGGAATATTTTCAATCCCAACAGTTTGCCGCCGCTTGCATAGATGTTCGGTGCTATTACATCAAATGCCGGATTGGGCCTTTCGGGAGCAAGGACGTGGCGGGATATTGGATAGGCTATCAAATCCGCCACTTGCAGACCAAACACATTCTCTCTTTTCTCGCTGAATCCAAAATGCCCCATATGGTCTGCCAATCTTTCAGGACTTACATAGTGCATCCCGGTTACGCGCAGACGGTTATAATAGTTTGTCAATGCCGCATCTTCTCGTTTACCACGCCTTTCTACGATAATATTTATTTTACCCCCTTCGGGGTCTATATCGTCTACACAAAATATACTTCGTTGCAGAACATATTTTAATGCCGTGCCGTAAACGTCGGCGTCGACGCCATGTTTGCTGATGCAATTTTCTTTCAATACCGAGCAGCAGACGATAACATAAATACCTTGTTGTGCAAGCAATTCATTCACACGCCTATAAAACCGTTGTTTGATTTCATCATCAAACAAAATTTGGAAATGCTTCTCGCATTTCCTTATATCGCGTGAATGAAGTATAACATCTGTTGTCTGCCAAAATTCCTGTTTCAATTTATCGACCGCAATTTGAAATGTATTTACTTTCTTGACCGGCACCAATATGCCGCAGAGAGTAAATATAGGGAAATTACGGTCGTATGTGGCGAGATAGTGGTCGCCACATTCATCTATATATAGATTGTATTTAAGTTTACTTACCATTTCTAAAAACGATTACAAAGTTACTAAATTTCTGCGACTTTTCGCGTCTTTTCCTCGGCGAATATACCTATATACTTTTGTGGCAAAGCAAGATTAAGCCATGCCACAGCCAAAATACAACCTACATCTGAAAGGCTTCGTCGGAGGTTACGACTTCGACCGCGATTATGTGGACTACATACTCGCCAAGAATCCCGGCAAGCCGGTGAATGTGCTGATTGACAGCACAGGCGGCTCCCTCGCCACCGCTCTCTCCATATCGTCGGCCTTCAAGCGGCACGGCGACGTGTCGGTGCATTTCGTCGGCATGAACGCCTCCGCAGCCACCATCGCCTCGCTCGGTGCCCGGCACGTCAGTATAGACACCGCCGCCTGGTACCTCGTGCATAAATGCTCCAACGAGTTTTTCAAATGGTCTGCGCTCAACGCCGACCAGATGGCCGACCTCATCGCCGCCCTTGAAAAACAGAAATCCGACCTCGATAAGCTCGATGCCGGAGTGGCCGCCATGTACGCCGCCAAATGCCGCAAAGACCCCAAGGCGTTGCTCGACCTTATGAAAGTCGGCGGCTGGCTCTCGGCGAAAGAAGCCCTCGAATGGGGATTTGTCGATGAAATCACCGACGAGCCGGAGGACACCGCCCCCAAGCTCACCGATGCCACCGCCTCGGCGATGGCTGCCGCCGGTATGCCTATCCCCAACGTGCCTGTTGCCGACCGCGAGAGAGCGATAGGCAAATTCTTCGCCGCCATTGCCGCCATGTTCCGGCCCGGAGCCGCCGTGACACCCGAAATCACAAACCACTCAAATACTCCCGAAATGTCAACTATCATCCTCCCGGCTCTCTGCGCCGCGCTCGCCCTCGAATCCGTCGAGCTTTCCGGCGACAAGGCCACGGCAAGCCTCTCCGTGGAGCAGCTTGCCAAAATTGACAAGGCTCTCACCGGCAACGCCGCAGACCTCAAAGCCAAAGACACCGAAATCGCCAACCTCAAAGCGCGTATCTCCGAACTCGAAAAGAAGCCCGCCGAAACCACCTCGGCTGTCATCGACGACAAGGGCAAGCCCGACAAGCCCGAGAATCCGATGGATGCCTTCTCCGCCTCGGTTCGCCGCGCCCGCGAGATCTACGACCTTCTGCCGTAAGCTCGCCGCCGCCAATCCTCCCTCATTAACCAAAATTCAAACACATTATGCCCGATTTACTCCATTCAATCCAAATCACCGACCCCGATTATGAAAGGGCGGCTGTCACCTGGAAAAGCGACTTTCTCCTTATGCCGCTTTTCGCCTGTGAGGAAGCCCTGAAATATATGCAGGGGATGCCCGGCGTAACCACCCCCACGAAGCTGCCCTCCGTCGAGGGCGCGGGCCAGTTCGCACCGTACCGCCGCGACCGCCGCAGCGCGTCGGCCACGAAGGTAGGCTACCGCGAAATCACATCGTACCTCGGCAACGTGCGCGAGGACTTTGAGCCACTGGAAATCATTCAGACGCTTTTAGGCCGAGGCACCGCCACCCTGGGCGATGCCCAAATGCAGGCTCCCTCGGCGCGCCTCGTGATCGCCGCCGTCATGCGCTCGCTCGGACACCATCTGCACGAGGTTCTTTTTACCGCCAAACGCAATCCCGACGGCGACACAACCGCCGACCTGTTCGACGGTTGGGGAACAATCCTCGACCGTGAAATGGCCGAGGGCAATATCTCCGTGGCGAAGAACAACCTCATCGAGCTTACCGAGGCCATCGACGGCACAAACGCCGTCGACGTGGCAAAGGAAGTCGAGCGCAGCTGCGACCCCCATCTGCGCAAGCAGCACAAATTCCTGTTCTGCGCCCCGGACTTCGCCGACGCATACAACGATGCCTACCTTGTAACCCACAATGCCGTGCCGTACAACAAGAAGTACGAGCAGCCCATCGTCGAGGGCAGCTTCAACAAGACCACGATCGTGCCGCTCGACTGCCTCGCCGGTACGGACAAGTACATCGTTACCCCCGGCTCGAATATGCTCTACGCCTACGACAACATGAGCGACCTCACACGCATGGAGGTGAAGCGTTGGGAGCCGTGGGCCATGACTATCGCCGCCGCGATGTTCTTCGGCACCCAGTTCCGAAGCATCGACCGCCGCTTCCTCAAAGTTGTCAAACTCAAATCCGCATAATCTATGGCTACCGCTACATCTTCCTGTCTTAACATACAGAAATCGCTCGCGTGGTGCCAGGGCACCCCCGAATACGCCGGTGTGCGCCGCCGCATCTACTATCTTGCCAAGAGCGAGATAGTGGCGTGGCCGCTGCTGGAGCGCGACGCCAACGGCATACGCGCCATATCAGCCAAGTACAAGGGCGACTTCACACTCAAAGCCGATGCGAAGTGGAAATACATCGACATACTGCCCGACAAATCGCAGCTTACTTCCGAGCCGCAGGGCGAGCTACCCTCGCAGACGCAACTCAACAAGCTCGTGGCCGTCCACCCCGGCGTGGGCGCGGAGGCTTCCGCCGCCGCGGCCTACCTCAACAACGCCGACAATGTTTTCATCGTCCAGGACATGAACGACAAATACCGCGTTGTCGGCTGCGACAAGTGGCTCACCAAAACCACGGTGAACCAGGACAACGGACAGGGCGCGTCAGGCACCACTTCCACGACTATAAACGTCGAGGCTTCCGACGAGGTGCCCGCTCCTTTCTATGAGGGCATCATCGAAACCGAGGACGGCGACATCAACGCCAACCCCTGACGCTATGGCCTCCGCATACGACGGCAGCGGCGCGGTCGATTTGAGCGGTGTTCTCTCGGAGATACAACCGCCCATTTTGGAAACGCCGTCTGCCGCCGTTTTATCCTCGCCCAAATCCGGCAAGGATCTTTTCGCTGAAAAGAACCGCCGCGACTGGGCGCATGGCGATGGCGCACGTTGCGACTTCCAAAGCCGCCCGATGCTTGCCTACCGCACAGGCCTATTCTTCCTTGCCGTTTGGAAACGCTCTGTCTACGGCAAGACCTTGACCGAGATTAAGGCCGACGATGCCATGATACCGAAAGTTGCCGAAGCCACCGCCGCGCTTCTCGCCGATGTATTCGGCAATAACCTCGCCGCCGGAGATTGGGCGATAATCACCACCCCGAAACGCCGACACCTTCAGCGTAACTTCGCCTCGCTCGTCGCCGACCGCATCGCCTCGCTCCTCGGCATACCCTTTTATGAAGATGTCGCGCTCTGCCGCTCGAAGCAGCGGGTGAACGCGACTTTTACAATGAATCTCTGCCCCTCGGAGCAGAATATTATCGTTTTCGATGATTTCGTTACCACCGGCCAGACGATGCTCTCAATGAAACGGCTATTTCAGCCGACAGGCAAGATCCTGGTCTTTGTCGCCGGAATCAACAACAAGGCATAGCCTTATTTTTCAAATACTGTTCTGGGCTTTGGGTTGGATATTACGAACTGCCATTGATAATCATAAGAATCAACGAAATATAGAGTGTCGCAGTTCGCTTTTTTCTTGGCTACTATTGTATTGCGTTTTCGCCTTACAATATTCTCAACCTCGCCAATGTAGGGGGTAACGTAGACATTATAAATCTTGCCGCTTGACAACTCTATTTCCTTGCCAGTCTTGCGCCAACCATCAATCGACACAACTGTATCGTTTAGAGCAGATTCGTAACAATGGTAATACTTTTTTTCGGCCGCCTTATCTCCGCTATAATTTACAACAGCAAAAAGAATAAGCGTAATAGTCGCAAGCCAATAGAACCAAGCATATTTTTTTAGGAATCCCCAAAAATCCAAATGAAGTTTTTGTTGATTCATTGTTATTATACACGCGAAAGTCGCAAATCCATACATAAATAAGGCCGCAAGCGCAAACTTGAATATTACGAGTGTCAATAGGACAATCGCAATAACAATTAGTAGGATTATGCTCTTTCGGTGTGTAGCCATAACGCAAAGTTACTCATTTTGCGTCTTTTATCGGCTATGCCGGGCGAAATAATTTTGTGTCAGACAAAATTACCGCCGAAATATGAACCACCAATTTACCGAAAGACTGGGCGCGTGGCTCCGGGAGCGGCCCGATAGCCGCGACTATGCCGCCGGGTGCAAGATGTTCTTGCAGTTGACCGCCCGCGTCAATATGTATAAGAATCTGCTCGCCGCGCCCGATATGCCGCGCCTCGAAACCGAACTGCAAAAGCATTACGACTTCCGCGTGGCCGAGCTTACACACGCCCAAGTTGTCGAAATGGACGCACAAGCCGCCACCATCGCCGCCGACAAAGATCTGCAAGCCGAAGAATCCGAAGCGAAACCGCCCCGTGGCCGACGTAAAGACCACGACACCCTGCCGCCCGAAATACAGGCTCTCTATGTCGAGAACCTTTCCGTGCTGCGCCGGATGCGCGAGGTGCATCTGCGCCTCCGTAATCTATCACTCGAAACCGCCACTTGCCCCGACAGCGAGCGTTACCCATTCCTCAAAGAGCTTATCGACCTTGATAAGAAATACCGCTCAAACTGGCAGGGCTACGACCAATACCTATCCGACACCGCCGCCAAATGAAACGCACGGCATCAATCTCCGAAATCCTCCGGCCATTAAAAGACGCGCCTTTTCAGGCGTATCTTTCTTCCGCGCTCCAAGTGGCCGACATACTGGACTGGGTTCTTGAACAGACCGGCACCGCCGAGGTATGGCAGACATCCTTCTCAATATCCGAAGAATTTCTGCGCCGACTTTTCTTCCTCAAAAAGAAACGCCCGATTAGCCGCTTTAACCTCGTGCTCGACCACAAGGCCACCAACAAGACCATCAAGCTCTGGAGCTTCATCGTCCAGGTTGTCGACAGAACCTTTCTCGCCGACAATCATTCCAAAATCCTGTTGGTGCGCTCCGACCGCGGCGACACCGTCGCCGTCGTTACCTCGCAGAACCTCACTCGCGGCAACCGCGCCGAGAGCGCGTTTATATCGACATCGCCGGAGATTTTCGCAAACCTCCACGCCTCCGTCCTCGACATTATCGAGAACCATTCCGTACCGCTTAACGACCTGTTCGCACAGCGCATTGAGGGCTGCGCTTCGGAAATGCCGGAGTAAACTCCGCATTTCTCTCACCTTGCACCTCAATTTAACCAACGCCTCACCGCCACAAATGAACTCCGATAGCATCATCTTCACCGAGCAGCAACTTTCCGACATCGAGAAATACGCGAGCATATATCTCAAAATATCCGACATCGCCGTGATTCTCGACATCGCCCCCGAAGTGCTCCGCAACGCCATCGCCCACCGCGACAGCGAAGTGTCGCGCCGCTACCACCGGGGCAAGGCCATTTCCAAAGTCAAGCTGCGCCAACAGGAAATGACCCTCGCGCAAGTTGGCTCGCCTCTCGCGCTCGTCAACACCGCAAACAATCTCCTTGACATGGAAGACGATGAGTAAGAAACAGCCCGACACCCTCGAAATCTGCCGCCGCTCCTTGTTCGCCACTAAGGACGAACTCGCCGCGCTTTATACCGAGGCTATGGTGTTGCGCGTCCTCCGCATACGCGACCTTTATGCCTGGGTTATCGCCAACCCCGACGCAAAGGATCGCCAGTTTGTCGAGGAACACCTGTACCGCTACCGGCTCTCGAAGTTCACCGCTTACTCCGACCTCGCCATCATAAAGCAGCTTCTTCCGTCGCTGTCGGCGGCGAGCCGCGACTGGCACCGATGGCGGAGCAATGAAATGTTCCTCGAAACCTACTCTATGGCGAAGAAACGCAAGGACACGCGCACGATGGAACGCGCGGCCTCGGCATACGCCAAATACAACCGCGTCGACATCGAGGACGAGCACACCGTACCGTGGGAGCAGCTTCTTCCGCAGCCCTTTACCGCCACCGACGACCCTTCCGTTCTCGGCATAAAGCCGATACCGAACCTTCAGGAGAAGATAGACGCGCTACTCGACAAATACCGCGCCGAAACCATAGATATTGATGATGTGGAGTGGGAAGAGGCCGATTTAGAAGAATCGGTGCTCTTCCCAAGTGAAGAGCGGAGAGTGGAGAGCGGAGAGGAAGATTAGTTTTGAGTATTCAGCCGTTCAAGCAGATTTTTTCTTAATCCGCTCAACATCCGGGCAATCTCGCTTATTTCCGGCTTTAATGCTTTAGCCTCATCTTCGCATATCATACCCAAATCCGATGCAATCAACAGTTGAGTCCATGTTTCCATCAAAGAGCCGTATGCTATCTCGTAGAAATGTATTCGCTCTTTCAGCGATGGCCTGCCGCATCCCTCTGCAATGTTCGACGGCACAGACACAACGGCTCTGCCTAATTGGTTGGCAAGGGCGAACCGCTCACTTGCCGGAAATTTAGCCGTGAGTTTATAGACTTCTTTAACAAGTTGTCGAGCCTTATGCCAAACTTGTAATTTTTCAAAAGTAAATTCTTCCATACGCAAAATTACGCATAATCTCTTAACATGACAAATTCCAATTCGGGCGACCCTCTCCACTCTCCGCACTCCACTCTCCACCCTGAGCCACAACGCAAGGTTTATTTTAATAAACCGCAGCGACTGGCTCAGTTGATAGGCGCGAACACTACCGTTATCGTCGCCGGGCGGCGCACAGGCAAGACCGACAGCATCGCCGCCCCTTTCGTCCTCCGAAATATGCAACGTATGCCAGGAAGCACAGGCGGCATCGTCGTACCGACTTTCAAGCACGGCCTCACCAACACCCTGCCCGGACTGCTTGCCGCGTGGAAACGATGGGGATTCATCAACGGGATTCACTATGTTGTCGGTCGGAAACCGCCGAAATCCTTTGCCAAGCCCATCACCGAGCCGCACGACTACGAACACGTCATATCGTTTTACAACGGCTCGATTGCCATCATCATATCCCAAGACCGCCCCGGCTCGTCTAACTCGCTCACGCTCTCGTGGCTGCTCGTCGACGAGGCTAAGTTTATCGACTACGACAAACTTAAAGACGAAACCCTCCCGGCCAACGGCGGCATAAAGTCGCATTTCGGACACCACTCTTTCAATCACTCAATTATGATATTGAGCGATATGCCGCAGACAAAGCGCGGCTCGTGGTTCCTCCATTACCGCGAGAAGATGGACACCGACCTTATCGCCGCTATCGAGGCCACCGTCTACGAGCTATGGCGCATCAAATCGCGCATACGCGCCCTGCGCAATTCCCAAAACCCGGTTCCCGATTACCTGAAAAACCATCTGCGCCGCCTCGACCGCTCCCTCAATCAGATGCGCTCCGTCGCGGTCTACTACAAGGAATACTCCAGTATCGAGAACTTGCAGCTTCTCGGCGAGAACTACATAAAGCAGATGAAGCGCGACCTTACCCCTTTGACTTTCCAAACCTCTATCCTGTGTCAGAGGATCGGAATAGCCAAAGACGGTTTCTATTCCTCGATGAAAGAGCGGCACAAGTACAACGCCTCCGACTTTGAAAGCCTCGATGCGGCTTTCAAAAGTTTATGCGATGATAAGGTTATGGACGGCGATAATCCTATAACCCATAACCTTATAACCTGCAAAGCGGACGCAGACGTGAATACGTATGCGCCGCTTTGCATCGGCATGGACTATAACGCCAACATCAACTGGCTTGTTGTCGGGCAGCCCTCCGGCAAACGCCTTAACATCGTCAAGTCGTTTTACGTCAAGTTCGAGCGCAAGCTGCCCGAACTTGTAGCCGACTTCTGCGCCTATTACGCCACACACCAAAACAAGACCGTCGTGTTCTACTACGACAGCACCGCCCTGGGCGGCAACTATGCCGTCAACGACCAGGATTTCCGTTGGGTGATTATGCACGAGTTCGAGCGGCACGGCTGGCGCGTCGAAGACGTGTACCTCGGCAATCCGATGCGACACGACGAGAAATATCTCCTTATCAACCAGGGATTCGCCGGTAAACAGCGGCTCATGCCGTTTTTCAACCGTCAGAACAACGACGATTTAATCCTGGCGATACAGGCAGCCGGAGTGAGCCGTGGCCGCCTCGGCTTCCGCAAGGACAAAGCCGGTGAAAAACTCGCCGAAACCGAAGAAGACCGCCTCGAACACCGCACCGACGGCACCGATGCTTTCGATACCCTCTACATCGGCTGCGAAAAATTTCCATATACTGAATCTGCATCACTCAATATCGGCGGAGTTGTATAATCCGCTATAAATGCGTAATTTTGCATTATGTTGAATCTCTGCCACTAAACTATATGCACATCTATCTTAAAATATTTACATTCTTATTATCGGTTTGTATCGGCACTCATTTATCCTATGCCGGGAGCAACGCGGTATCTACATTTTTGAAAAACATAGGAGCAACGGCGGATACAGAAATTTCAACCAAGTTTGAAGCCGATTGGAGGGATGCTTACAATCTTTCTGTTGAGCAGCAGAAAAAGATTTTGCCCGGTGCCGTGCCATATTATTTTTTTGAGGATAATGATACGGCAGGTGCCCTTATAAGCGGCATACGTGCTGTTACAGATAGTATTGTCGTTGTTCAGATAATGTTGGAGGATCCGTGGCATAGCGGAGTATTTATAACTACATACAGCACTGCCGGGATAGTGAAAGACTCCATGTTTACCGGGTATGGCTGGAGTTTGGGCGATGCAGAAACTATTGATGAAGCGAAAGGCACTGAACGTATTTATGAAACTTCTACAAGTTGTGATTTTTCAACCGCTAATGTCTTTGCTCTCACTTTGACAACCCGGCAATATGAAAAGGAATACGACCCCGAAAAGGAAACCGTTTTATATAGATATAGACACACCACAAATTACAGAATATCTGAATGTGGAATTATAGATGTAATTTTTTATGATACTGAAAAATACGAAACCTCAAATGGATGGAGTGACGATGAATGCCTTTTTGTTGACCTGATAGGTTTAGACCGTATCGACAAGCTGCCTATATCTGATAATGAACGATTCGGTTTATATAATAAATTTGGAGAAAGAATGTTTGGCAGAGTTGCTTACGAGGATTTATTTGATGGCATATACAACCTCGCATACGCTTTCGACCCTGGCAAGCTGCTTGTTTGGATTTACAATAATAGAGATAATGATATAACAACATTCACAAACGCTCTTTCAGATAAATACGAGAAGTTCGATGATGTCAGAAAGGCGATGCGCAGACATATTACTGAATTGGATAATACGGAGGTTAAAACATATTGGCTATCTGTATTGGAAGATTGGGATAAACATATATTTATGTAAGGCGTTACGGCTTTGCCGTCAGGCTAACGTGGCAAGCCATCAAGCCTAAGGTCTTGACCCGATAAGGGCTTATATCCTTAACGCGCACCTCGGACACCGTCCGGGGTGCTGTTGTGTTCAGCGGTAGCGGCGGCGAGTGGCGGCTATGTCGCGTGTATAAGGTTGTGCCGTTGTTGATTGGCTTTGGAAGCCGGGGATTTATGCTTACCGCACATTGAGGCGTTTGTCGCTGTGGCCCACCGCTCCGGCTGCTGAATCAAGGAGTGAGGCAGCTTCGGCGTTGAGGGCTTCATTAAGGAATATGGCCGTGGCCGTCGGGCGATTACTTATGATATAAACACATAGGTTTTCATACGGTCGGGGAGGTGATGCCTGTTGCGCATTATATTATGTCGTTGCCGTTCTTGCAGACCCGATTTTAACTGATATTACTTGTAAACGCGCACGGAACACGGTTGATATTTCACTTCGCAAATTTAGAGTGTGTCGTTCACGCTGACAAGGGCAAGACAAGGCGGCATACAAAAATCTTCCTTTTTCTTCTGCGAATAAAAAGAGTATTCAGGCCCTCCGGGTTTGAACCGCCCCTTGTTGGCTATCATCTGCGCTTTGCTCCGATTAACTCATACACTCACCATTGGCGGCGTAAAAATCAAACGCGCCCCGGCGCACAGTAATAACAATCAAAATCTTACGGCAATGACACATATAATGAACTTCGCAACAAGCACCACCTTCCGCTCCAACCGCATGAAAGAATACCAAGTGGAAGTAATCGACTTCGACGGCGACAGCCACACCGTCTATGTAGAAGCCCGCAACGAGGAAGAAGCCTCGGATAAGGCAGCCGAAATGGTAGGCAACGCCGACTACACGATGGTTTACGAGGTAGCATAAATCTCTCCGACCTCCAAAGCGAGGCTCGCCACCCCCGGCGAGCCTTTCCCCACGCTCCTGTCGCCGCCCCAAGCCGCCCCGATTTGTCTATAATGATAACATAAATAACGCAAGTAGTAGCACAAAAACAACTGCCACTAACACTTTCCTTATACGTTGAGATTTATTTGCCTCTACATAATTGTATATGCCGTTACCACCAAAATGTTCAAGAGCCTCAATAAGTCCAGACTTATTATAGATATATTCATCCCAACCAAGCCAAATCAAACTATGCTTGATTTTATCCTTTGCTTGTGGAGTTGTTTCTATGTTTATTATGGGTCGCGGTATTAGTGTTCTGAATCCGAAAGAAGCTGTGCCCCAATAATAGCCATAGTAACAATTATTTATATCTGGCCACTCTATTGTATATTCACCAATTACCCAATCCTTGACTTTTATGCCGTCTGCATCTATTGTAAGGACATTTCGCCCTCTAATCAACTTTATTATAACTAAGACGGCACCTAATATAGCAAGCATAACACCCACTACTGGAGCATAATCTTTTATGAATAGATAAATCCCACATAAAAGCATTATAACTCCAAGAATAAGATGAAAAGGGCTGCCTTTTATGATGTATGGAGGTTTGTTTGCCATACGCAAAGTTACACATAATCCGCGAGATTATAGCACCTTGCGCGTGATTTTCTGATTTAGACATATTTTCGGGATTTATCGGTATTCCAAAACGACACCGGGAGAGAGAGCAGCCGGGCATAGCCCTCGGCGGCAAGCCGTTCAGTCCGTTGGTGCCGCACGGATAATCCGCACTCCGCGCTCCACATTATATAAAGGTATAGCCGACCGCACGGCGCGGCAGTAGCCATATATCACTCCGGGCATCACTCCGAAGAAGACATAAGAATATCGGTATTATTGGCGCGAGAGCCTGAACACGTTTGCCGGGCATATCGCGCTTGCCAATCCGACACCGTGGCCGTGGCTGCAAGCAGCGGCGGCAAATCCCTCTATCCCGGCTTTCCGCGCTCCGCTTTCCGAAAAAGGCCGTGGCACCGAGGCAGTCGCGGCATGGCGGCAGTACGCCTATCATCCCTCCGGGTTTTAGACGGCAGTAACTGGCCTGATCCGTCAGGGCATAATGATTTTTCCTGTCGCAAAGGTAGGGCTCAACGCTCCTACGCAAAACAGGCCAACGGATTTCCACACAAAATTTCAATAAAAAGCTCGCTTCGCTTCGTTGCAGCTTCGCTTTTTTTCTCCGGCGCAAGGCTGAAATTTTCCTTGAAATTTTTGCTCGTCGCTTCCTGAGCGCTCCCTGATATTGCAACGTAAAAATTCAATAAGCCCTTCGGGGCAAGTAACAAACCCTCTAAAATTCAAAGAAATGAAAGCTACTACCACCACATCCGCCGCAACCGCCAACGCCACCACGACAGCCAAAACCAAAAAGCGCAGCAGCAAAAAAGCCGCCAAGTCCGAGGCAACAACCGCCGCCGCTCCCGAACAGCAGCCCCAACCCCAGGCCGAGGCAACCGCATCGAAGCCCAACAAACTCCTTGTGTTCAAGCGCTCGCGCAACAACGGCTTCTACGTCTACCTTCTCGGAGTGATGCCCGAAGAAAACATAGGCTGCAACTGCCGCACCGCCCAGTCCGCTATACGCTTCATGCTCTGGAAAAAGCGCGAACTCGGCGCATCAATCTCCGAGCAGCACTTCAACGAACTCAAACAGCTTGCCGCCGCCGAGGGTTGACCCCCTCGGCTTTTCCTCTCTCCCCCCCGATTTCAAATTCCCAATTTCAAATTCTCGATAATATGCTCAAATTCAAAGTTTTCACCGACAAAGGTTCATGGCTCATCGAGGCCGATTCAGTCAACGACGCTTTCCGCAAGGCTCTGTGGTTCTGCTGGCGCGACGGAGAGGATTTTCACCACATGGAGAGCGACAGCCTCGTCCGTGGCCTCAAATACCACCTCTGCGCCGAAGACAAATACGGCATCTACAAGGTAGCCATCGGCTGAAAACGCCGCGCCGCGATTGTCTTTTACCCGGCAATCGCGGCCATATACCTTTGCGGCATGGCAACCTCGATACACCTCAACTTCGGCGACATCGTTTTCTCGTCATCCGTCGAGCGCATCACCGTGCAGACCTCCGCCTCCGCCGTGGATATATCGCTGCATATCCTCGACGGCATCGGCGGCGAAAACCTTGTTTTCTCCGAAACCTACTACCCATACTCCGGCACCGTCGCACTCCACGATTTCGCCTCCGTCATCGAGGCCGAAATGGTGCAGTGGGCGCAGCCGCTATCCACCTTCCGCCTCACCGCCCGATCCGCCGACGGCACGTCCGACACGCGCACTTTCTCCGTCCTCTACTGCGACCGACACACCGACCTTCAGCCCGGCGCGATTGTCGGGCAGCAATTCCTCACCTCGCGCCGCATCATCACCGCCTCGCCCGACATACCGCTGCCGCTTTTCTACGTCCGGCCACCCCTCGAATATCTCGACCGGGAGCTTATCGCATACCACATCATAACGCGCCGCGCCGACACCCACGCCCTGCGCATCATCTTCTCGCCCGACGGCTACACCGGCTACGGCAAAGACTACGCCCTCGGTATGTTGACCCTCCACCGCGCCGCCCTCTACGAGAAAACCGCCAAATACTACAACTCCACGCCTTACGAAATCCTCGGCGTGACCGTCGAGATTGGCCGCCGCTCCATCACCATATACTACTCCGACCGCCGCCCCGACCTGCGGCTGTGGTTCGCCAATATGTTCAACTGCCCCGAACTGGCAGAACTCCACGGCGACACCACCGCCAAGACCAAAGTCAAACGCTCCGAGGCCGTCTGCGCCGACACCCTCCGCCTTTACGACCAGTCCGTAGAGCAGCAGTACGAGTTTCAGGCCGACGCGCTTTCAGCCGACACCGCCGACTGGCTCACGCAGCTTTTCACATCGCGCGACGTCCGCATCATCGACCGCCCATATACAGAGGAAGACTACCTCAACGAATCCTTCCCCTCGGTGCTCATCACCGACAGCACAAGCGAAGTCCAGGACGGCGACGAAGAACTCAACAAAATAAAGTTTACCTACCGACACGCCTCCGTCCGGCCACACAGCCGCCTCCGACACCCCGACCGAATCCATCAGGACACCTTCAAAAATCACTTCACATAATGGCAAACGCTATCCACCATACAACTGCCCTCACAATGCTACATTCGGGCGACCCCATCGACCTTTCTTTTTGGAAACGCAACGGCGAGATAGTGCATCTGCACAACTGCATCGCACTCCCGAATAAAGCCGCCGCAAGATATTCCGGCACCCAAAACTTCAAGGTCTTGGCCTCCGGCCAAATCCGCAAAATCCGCCTCGTCTGCATTTTCCGAATAAACGGCCTCGAAGTTTTCCTCTAATCATGCCGTCTATCTCGCCGATTTTTCGTAACTTCGCGTATGCGTAGGTTATATAACATATTATTTTTAGCCGCATTACTTTGCTTTTCAAGTTGCGCCACTCATTACTACATGAATAAGGTTGAGTGCGACCCGCTTCTTGGTGGTACTGTTTGGTTTATGCAGAAAGGCAAAACAGACAGAGGTGTAATTTTTAGCGAAGACCGTGTTCCATTCAATACACCTAAATTTTCAAAAAGATTTACACCTTCTCCCGAAGATATAGAGGTAGCCGATAAAATTCTGAAAGATAATATAGGCACAATTATCTCCTATGCAAAACGAACCGGGGCGCATTATTCCCTCAAAAACAAGAATAGCCTTAAAAACTATTTCCACCAATATATCGGCGGCGTAAATGAACTTGGAGAGCGACAAATCTTTATGAACTTGTGTCATAAAAGCTGGATGTCGCCAAAAACTGATTATACAGATTTAATTATCGCTCTCGATGGCGGCGATACATATATTACTGCTCTTGTAAACCTCGACACCCTAAAACTCGATGAATTTACTGTTGGAGGTCCGGGATAACCCAAACTTTTTCCGATTATGAAGAAACTCGTAATAGTTATATTTGGCTCTATCACTTTGTTTTGCAACTTCATAGGCTGTTCAAACAATAAAGTTGAAAACGATGTATGCGATATGGGTTATTATTATAATCATCCTGAAGAAATAGAGGATGAAGATGAAATTGTGTTCGTAGAATATCACAATAAATCCATTCCTTTAAGTAATGGATTAACGAGAGATTCTGTAATGAATTTAATGGGAAAACCATCTTTTACCGACACCACCGCCAGCACAGTTGATAGATGGCTTTATTATACTAATCCTAATCATAGCTATTACATAGAATTGAGGTTTAATAACGATCTTTTGTGCTATATTATGCAATGGGATGAAACAACCTCGCGCTGATTAAGCGTCTTTTCGCCCCGCATACTCGCTCCATAATTTTGTGGCACCACAACCCACAAGATTATGGAGCAGCTTATTTTTAGTTCTGTCGAAAACCTACCCAACGCCCGCGCCTCGGCAGCTTTCACCGAGCCTAAGCCGGTTTTCAAGGAGGACGGCGAGATTACGCCGACTATCCTCTCCGACACCCACGCATATATGCCGTGGGGTGCCACCAACCTTATGCCTTTCGACATAATCGACCTGATAGAATCGGACGAAACCCTCGCCACCTGTCAGATGTTCAACGCCGAAGTGTGCTACGGCTCCGGCCTCCAGTACGACACCGCCCAAGCCTCCGATGCCGTCGCCGCCGAAGTCGAGGACTTTCTGCTTGACAACGACCTCGCAAGCTACTTCCTCGGCGTGTGCCAGGACTTCAAGCACTTTGCTTTCGCCGTGTCGGTGATCATACTGAACACCGAGGGCACAAAGATTGTGCGCCTTATCCGCAAGGAAGCCTGTTACTGCCGCTTCGCTCCGGCGGACACCCACGGCAAAATCCCGCGTGTCTACTTCGCCAACTGGCGCAAGTTCGCCACGCTCGACGACTGCGAGATTATCGAAATGCTCGATGCCGCCGCGCCCTTCTGCGACCTCCGCGAAAGGCTTGCTAATGGCGACCGCTGCCGCAAATTCGCCATCGTCAGCCGCGTTCCGACACCCGACAGCACCTATTACCCAATCCCTTACTATGCCGCGCTCTTTCGCGGCAAGTGGTTCAACATCAAGCAGCTTATCGGACTTGCCAAAGAAGCCAAGCTCCGCAATTCCGCGCCCCTCAAATACCATATCGAAGTGTCGCAGAAATACTGGGATTCCATATTCAAATCCGAGGGCATCACCGACCGCGCCCGGCAACAGGCGCGCATCGTCGAGGAAAAGCGGCGCATACTCGACTTCCTCACCGGCGCGGAGAACTCCGGCAAGGTATGGTTCAGCACCTTCTATGTCAACCCCAACGGCGACGTGCAGCACGACGTCGTAATCAACAAGATAGATTCCGACAAGGAGGGCGGCGACTGGGAGAGCGACATACAGGAGGCCGTCAATATGATATGCTTCACCCTGCGCGTCCACTCCAACCTCGTAGGCTCCGTGCCCGGCAAGGCGCAGACCAACAATTCCGGCTCCGACAAGCGCGAGCTTTACACCATCGCCCAGGCTTTGCAGAAACCGTATCACAACCTCCTTTTTACCGTCCATCGCATCATCTGCCGCTTCAACGGCTGGAAAGGCGTAAAGCCAATAATACCCTTTATCCAGTTAACCACCCTCGACGAGAACCGCGACGCAAAGACAGTAACCACCGACAGAGAACACCGCCATGAACAAACTGATAAATAACGACACCGACCTCCGCCGATATATCCCGAACCAAGTTGTAGCCGTCAAAGGCGAAGCCTCGCTCTTTGACAAAATCGCGTACTGGCTCGACACCGCCGAGCAATGGATTTTCGCTACTTTCTGCCCCGCGTCCGTCATAGACGCTATCCTTGCGGACAACCCCAAATCCGCCATCCTCCAACCTCTCGCCGCAGTCGCGGCGCACCGCGCCCTCGCCGACGCGATACCATCGCTCGACCTCGTGCAGACCGTCAACGGCTTTGCCGTGGTGAGCAACCAAAACCTCGCCCCGGCATCGCGCGACCGCGTGGATCGGCTCATCGCCGCCCATCGCTCCCAACGCGGCACCGCCATTTCCGCGCTCATATCCCTGCTTGCCGCCGTTCCCCAGTGGCGCGACACGCCCCAATGCGGCTTCTTCCGCTCCACGCTCTTTCCGACTCCGGCCCATATCCGCCCCCTTGCCTCCGGCGCGGCGACATGGGAGCGATACGAGGAACTGCACCCGGCCATCGCCGCCGCTGAAGACCGCCTCGCCGCCGAGTACATTTCCCCCGAACTGATGCAACGCCTCCGTGATGAAACCCTCGGCCTATCTCCACTCTCAACCCTCGACGCTCGACTATGCGAAGCACTCCGCGCCCACGTCGCCGACATCATACAGGACAGACCTCTGCGCGACACCGCCCTCCGCGATATTGTCGACTATATCCGGCGACACCCCGACATCTTCCCCGAATGGCACCGCTCCGACACCGCCCGGCTTTTCTCGCCCCCTGTGCTCCGCAACAGCAAAGAATCTCCTGGTTACTGGTTTTGATGCAGACAGCCGACAATCCGAGCCGCTGCCTTCCCGATGCGTTTGCCGAGCATAATGAACCGTGGGCGTTATGGCACGGCGCACCGATTTTCCTGTGCAAAGTTAGCAAGCCGCGTCTTATGCAAGGGCACAAGTGCGCTCCGCGTTCCCCCATTTTTCGCTTCCCTGCAAAATGGTAATCACCCTTGCATCGACAGACGCTTGACGCTTGCACCCGAATGCACGTAAAATCAAAGTGCTCCGGCACATAACCCATAAAAACTATTCATTATGATTACCTCCGACAAACGCATCAAACAGGAAGACTTCGGCAACATCACCGACTACTCGGCAGTCTGCCCCAAAGGAATGAAGAAATTCTTCGCCTACGCACACTTCACCGATATGTCCTACTGCCTACTGTCAAACATCTTCGCCGCCACCCGCACCGCCGCGCTGAAAATCGCCCTCGACCGCTTCGCCGACTGCACCGAATACCTCGCCGGCATCACCCTCCACGGCGACGACTGAACTCGACAGCCGCCTCCCTCCGGCCTCACCGAGCAATCGGTGGGGCTTTTTTCTTGTGTATCTGCCCGATTTTGAGTAATTTTGTGCTATGAAACTCGACCACATAGCCTTATATGTTTTTGACCTTGAAGCGGCCAAAAACTTTTTCATTGAATATTTTGGCGCGTCTGCCAATGATATATACCTTAATCCGCGCACCGGGTTAAAGACTTATTTCCTATCTTTCGACGATGGCGCAAGATTGGAAATAATGCAACGCCCCGATGTCGTTGCTTCTCAATTTGACCCTATGCGGCAGGGATATATCCATATTGCTTTTAGTGTAGGCTCAAAAGAGAATGTTGATTTACTTACACGCCGACTTGAAGCTGATGGCTATAAGATTTTGAGTGGGCCACGCACCACAGGCGACGGCTACTATGAAAGTTGCGTACAGGCATTTGAAAACAACCTCATTGAGATAACCGAATAAGCGTCTTTTCGTCATAACGGGCGACACCATACTTTCGCAGTATGGAAACGCCCGTTTTACATATCGACCTCGCCGTGCCGCAGGGCTGGCACGAGCTTTCCGACAAGCAACTACGCTACGCTTTCGAGCTTATCGCAAAGGGTTTTACCTCCGACGAGCTAAAGACCCTTTGCCTGTTCCGTTGGTCGGGTCTGTCAGTCAGACACCGACACAACGCCGATTTCGTTTGCCGCCTCCGCAAACAGACTTTCCGGCTTACCGCCCTCCAAATCGCCGAGGTAATCCCGGCTCTTGACTGGCTCGACACCATACCGCCGCAGCCGGTCTGTATCTCGCGCATAGGGCGTTACCGCCCATTCGCCGCCGACTTCTCCGAAGTGGCCTTTGAGAAATTCATCATCTGCGACAACCTCTATCAAGGTTATCTCGCCACCCAATCGGATGATCTGCTCGACCAACTCGCAAGCATCCTCTATAATCATAACCTCTCAACCCATAACCTTTCACCTGCTCACAGAGTGAGCGTTTTCTATTGGTTTGCCTCCGTCAAAGACCTATTCGCCAGGCAATATCCCAACTTCTTTCAGACCGCCTCGCAGCCTGAAAACCTGCTTGGCGGCAACCGTTTGCCGACCGGGGCGCAAATCCAACAGGCCGTTAACACCATGATTCGCGCCCTAACCAAAGGCGACATTACGAAAGAGCGAGAAATACTCTCGCTCGACACCCACCGCGCCCTAACCGAGTTAGACGCGCAAGCAAAGGAATACCAGGAACTCAACAAGACACTCCCGAAGAAATGAACCCACAGGACACCCACAACTGGAACGCCACGGCATTTTTCGAGGACTTGACCGACCGCAACCGCCTCGCCCGGAGCGAAAACTTCGTTTTCTGCCGTGTCAGCGGCTTGGAGGGCTTCGAGGAAGCCCTGCATAATATCCAGACCGCACCGGCCATTGTAGCCGTCAGCGACACCTCCGAGGGCTACATGGATATGAACAATACCCCACGGACACGCCGCATAAAGACCGTGTTCCTCGCCATGCGCCACGCCCTCGACGATATGCAAGCGCGGCAGGGGTGCTTCGACACCCTCCGCGAACTTTTCCGGCAATTCATGTCCGTGCTTCTTCAGGAGAAAACCCGCCTCGAACAGAACCGCATCTATCTTGATCCGCAAATCACCTTCACCGAGATAGAGCGATACTTCTTCTCCGGCGCAGCCTGCGCCTACTTCCACATCGCAATAGATACTTTCACCGATTTACGATACAATGCAGACGAATGGACTTGACCCCGAAGCCGAGAGACGCAAATATGTAACCGCCTTCAACTCCACGATGATAAGGATATGGCGCGAGCGCATCGCCCTGCTGAAAGTAATCGACACCGGCGCGTTATACCGCTCCACGCTTGCCGTCGGCATGAACATCGACGGCAAAGTAACCTCCGTAACCCTCTCGCAACGCTTCAACACCTATGGCATATTCCAGGACTACGGCACAGGCCGCGAGGTGCCGCGAGGCAATCCCGGCGACATAGGGCGCGACAAAGTGCGCCAACGCCGCAAATGGTTCTCCACCAAATACTACGCCTCCGTGATGAACTTGAAAGAGTTCTTTGCCGACAACCTCGGCCGCTCATTCTGCGGCATCGTCGCCAACGCCCTCAACGACCGCTCATTCCGCCAATCGCTAATCCGCTGAAATCTGTCTTAATTATTGTTTGTGGAGCTGATTATACTTACTAATAAGGCCATTTTGAATAAGAAATCCCATTCCAAATGTTAGCAATAAATCAAATAATATAATAGTGATTATTTCTGCATTACCATTTAACAAATAAACGGATATGCTATATGGTATAAAGTTAATGGGGTTTTCCACTCTATATAAGAAATATAACAATATCGGGAATATTGCGATATTTATTGCGGCTATAATTTTTTCTGAAATGGAATAATTTTTAGTGCTTTTATAGAAATACAGCAGTAGCAATAACATAAATATTACCCGTCCGCTTATATAAGGAATATGTAAAATTCCATCCGAAATGTTGTCAACTCCTGATTCCGGCACATTAGGTATGCAAAAGAACAAAATTCCGTAAACCAAGAGTATTATTTTAGGAATATATTTGATGTAATTTTTGGAGTAATTCATATTCATAATATTTGGAGGTAGCTTTTATGTTCCTATTCCACGCCGACACCATCAAACGCTACGAAAGCGCAAAGCGATAGCCGCCAGTCACAAATCATATAACCATAGAAAAGTTATATCATCACAATATATTGTACCTCGTCGTGAATCTATTGTATCATAATCCCAACCCGTACCCAATGCTTTTTTTATTTCCTCCAATGGCGTAATTGTGTTGAATCCAATAAGCATCTCTCCATAGCCATTAACTTTATAATATGGCTTTATAGGGTGAACTATTGAATAATCTGTCGCATTTATAATAGTGCAAAATTCTTCAAGAAACACGCTCATACGTTCTGCGATGTTCCCTGATATGTTGTTTGTTATGATACGCAGATAGTAACTCATTTCCTCCCCCCTTTCCTCCATAGGCAGATAAACAGGCATAAGGCCAATATCAAGTTGCCCCACACCATTATTGAAACAGCATTGATTGCGAACTTTTCGCTATCTATCGGATATTCATATTGTAGTCGCAACCGCCATAAACTACTATTTATCACACCATAATATATGTTGAACAAAAACAATTCCACGCATACAAAAACCGAGAACAACGTACTACCCAATATCTTCTGCCACTTCTTCATTTCGTCTTGCGCTTTGTTGTTATTACTATTGTCGGTAATGGCATATTACAGCCAATATGTGTATCTTTGTATCTCAAATAATTAACTGTGGCTATATTATCGGCAGTTAGCCCTCGGACATTCAGAAAATTTTGCAGATACTTTCCTCTTTCATTGTCATTTAGCCAAATGCCAAACGTCATCCCCTCCAATTCGTAAGGTTCGCCGTCAATCAGTATAGGGAAATTCCTTTGTGGAGCAGTCTTAATCTCAACAATACTATTAGCGTCTGTTGAATCCGGCTTAACGGTAATGTTGGCAATATAGGCCGGTAATATATCGGGGAATAGACGTGATATAACAATTCGTGCGCTATCTGATGAAAGCTCATCAAGTGAGCATAATTTATCCTCATCTACGGCTACTCCGTCAATGATAAAACTTGTGCGCGCTGGTTCAATACTATGTTGCGCCCATACCAAGAGCGGCAGCATTAGACATAATGCAAGGATTCCAAGTAGATATTTTCGACTGTGTACCATACGCAAAGTTACACATTTTCGGCGACATACACCGCACTCCGCCGAAATTTTGTGTCTTTTCCTCGGCGACACCGCCGCCGTAGTTTTGCGGTAAAGATTACCGCAATGATAGACGTAACGACCTTAACCGACCTCATTACACAGTTCCGCAACACCACGGCGGCAAACTCCGTGTCGCCCGAAACCGTCGGCTCGATTCTCCAAAAAATCGTCGACATACTCGCCACCGCCGGAACACAGGCCAACCTCGACATCATCAACAAATGGCACGAGGCCTTGAAAACCGCCGCGCCCGCGCTCACCGCGCTTTCGCAGGGCAACGCCGACCGAAACCACATATACCTCGCCGCCCGGAGCGTCAATCTATATACAGGCGCACAGGCCGACCTCGCGCCGATTCAGATACAACAGGCGACCACCGAGCGGGCCGGGGCCATGCGCGCCCAACAGGTCGTAGACCTAAACGCCGCACGGCGCGACGTGGCCGACATCAAGAAACAGATACAGACAATCAACTCCCTGCTCGGCATCGGCACCGCCGACAACCTATATAAAACCTCGCAAATATCCTGTCAGGTTGTCAACGGCGAGCTGCACCTACTCGGCGCGCAGACACTCACCGCCGCCGGATATGTGCCATATCTCTTTCGGCGTGTGCGCAAGCGCAACCCCTACAAGAACAAGTTCGCCACCGCCGAGCAACGCGCCGCAAAGAAATACTGCCCGGCCAAGAAAGGCTGGGGGCTGTTCGGCTCGATATACTCCGTCAGGCTCAACGGCACCCAAGTGGAGTTTTCCACAAATCCCCACAGCCGTATATGCACAAAAGCCCTCGGCTGGTCTGCCGACGCCGCGACTCTCGTATCACGACACACCGACACCAACGGCAATATCCGCTTCGGCCTCGGTCGTAGCTCCGTGTCGCTCACCGATCCGAAGAACCCGAAGAAACAGCGCATGATACGCCTTACCTTCGGAATCGGATTTGCCAAGCCTATATATCCCGGCACCGCCGCCATAACTCCGGCAAACCTCACAAGCTCACTCGCCACATTCACCATCATATACGACCCCGGAACACAGCAATGGACGTTCAGCACATAAAAAAGAAAGCCCTCACGGACGAGCCGCAAGGGGATGCTGTCTTTTATACAAGCTATGATAGCCCTTGTGGTACAAGACCACCCGAAAATGCTATCAATGCAACACCGGCAGGAAAGCCCTAATTGGAAATGCTATCCGCCATACGGCAGAGGTATCCAGTTCATTTTTAGCATGGCTTCACTTGCGTCAGAGGTGTCCGGGTCATTTTTAGTATGGTTTCACTTACAGACGCAAAGATACGCATAATTCACCACATACACAAATAATTACGCCACAAATTATGAACCTCCGCAAACACAAGCCCACTATACAGCTACTCGCTGCCATTGCCCTTATCGCCCTCGGCTGCGGACTGCTCGTGGCAGGGTTTATTCTGCCGCCGCCGGGCGAGATACACAACTCCGTGCTGATAGCCTTCGGCGAAATCCTCACCTTCGCCGGGGCACTGTTCGGCATCGACTATCATTACAAATACGCACGGCCAAAAGACCGCGACGAAGACATAACCCCATAACCTCATAACCTTATAACCCTCATAACCTTATGCGAAGCATAACCGAAATCATCGTGCATTGCACGGCCACCCCGGAGGGAAAGCCCTTCACCGTGCAGCAAATCCGACAGTGGCACACCGCGCCGAAACCAAAAGGCAACGGCTGGCGCGACATAGGCTATCACTACATCGTATATCTCGACGGCTCCGTACATAATGGCCGCCCCGTCGAACAGGTCGGTGCACATTGCTCCGGCCACAACGCCCACTCCATAGGCGTGTGCTATGTTGGCGGCTGCGACGCCCACAGGCGGTTACCCGACGGACAGCCCGAACCAAAAGACACGCGCACACCAATACAGAAAACAGCCCTGCGCCAACTCCTGAAGAAACTGAAAGAGCGATACCCCGGTGCACGGATATACGGACACCGTGATTTTGCCCCCAAAGCCTGCCCCTCTTTCGACGCAACCGCCGAATATTCAGATTTATAAATATGAATATCGCCAAAGTTTGCGCTTGTACGTCAGCGGCCGCAGGGCAAAGCTCTGCGATCGCTGGTGCAAGCTATCAAGCAAACCTTTGGCAATATAAAGACATATCCGACCTATGAAAGCCATCTCGACCCTCAACTCTCGGTTCTCGACATTTGCCGCATACATACTGATTTTCACCGCGCTTTGCGGCTGCAAATCGAAAAAGGATATTGTCGCCACCAACACCGCCGACACCGACAGCACAGCCTCGATACGCACCTCCGGCTACACCCACCGCATCGACACCGCCATGCGCCGCCTCTCCTTCACCTTCGACACCCTCGACATAACGATACACCGATACGTCCCCGACACCCTCGGCTCAACCGCAACTCCGACCGAAACCGTCCGCATCCGCGCCGTTGGCGGCCACGTCGCCGACCGCCGCAAGCAGATACGCGACGACATAGCCGGATATAACCGACTTGACACCGTGGCTTACCACCGCGCCACGGCCACATCACGAGCCGAACACACCGCCACAACCTCCGTCGCCGAACCGCCGAACACCACCCTGATATTTACAGCCCTCGGCACTGTGATAATCCTCGTGATCGGCGTATTCGCCTACCTCCGTCGCCGAAAGTGAATAGTTTTCTTCATAAGTTGTTTTGTCAGCGATAAGTCCGTGAGGATATATCGCTGATTTTTCGTAACTTTGCACAATGAAGATACGAACAAAAGCATTTTTAATACTTCAAATTGCGGTTGCTCTTGTTACTGCAATTATTATGACCATTTATTGGATGCTAATCGGATATAAATTATCCGAGCCAACGAGTGGATTTGATGGTCTATATTATGCAGCCGTATCTATAATCTCTTTTTCTATTATTTTATTTCCTATCTGGAAATTTTGGAGAGGCAAATCGTGGTATTCGCTTTCCTTATTATTCCTATTTTCAATAGCAATTATTGCCCTTGTTCTATTTATCCTGGCTAATATTCTTAATGGTGAGATTGCTTTTGTAATTGCATGTATAGGCATACTATACACTATTATTGCCGCACCGGCTTATCTGATAATTGCGTGTATAATAGGCTTGCTTGGTAAATACTTGGTAAATAGGTTTTCAAACGACATTTCATAACTCACTTCGATTGTTTAAGCCGGTTGCCCGTGAGGGGTAACCGTTTGCATTATCCCCGAACCCGCCCATAGCGTTGTGAGGCGGCGGCTTTACGGCACAGGCCGCTTTGACTATATCGCTCCGGCGCGTGGCGGCTCGCTTGTCTTCCGCTCCGAGTTCTGCGCTGCGCTTGTTGCCCTCTGCCGTCGGGTGTAGGCCACGGCACACACCCGAATTGTTCCGCTTGGAAACCTCCGCAAGCTCCGGCCTCCCTGCGCTCCACAACCGCCTCCGTACGGCTCCGGCTTCCGGGAGAGAGCCTTGAATACAGTTCAGACCGACACCCGGCGGCGGTGTTCAAACACTCCGAGCCTCGCCGCGCTCCCTATCGCCACGACCCTCCGCTCACACCATCGCGCCCACAGCCGAAGCCGCCACCGCACAACGCCCGGCATAGGAACAACGGCCACCCTCACAGGCGTTAATCGTTTATCGCGCATCGTTTATCGGGATATGGCCGAAGCCTCGGTTAACCATAAACAATACACGATAAACGCCCGATATGCCGACACTCCTTGCCGACATCAAGGCGCACACCGGGGCCGACAATCGCCCTGCGGCTTGCAGCCTACGCTCCGCGTCAACGCCGAGTACAGATGGGCGAGGCTTTCGTGGCGACACCCCACAGGCACAAACTCCCTACGGTCGTTAGAACCTTCTCCCTGCGGTCGGGGGTTGTCATGCCACGGCTTCGCTCATCCACTCCGCGCCGCCGCTGCGCTTTCGGCTGCACATCTCCGGGCGACGCACAGCCCCGACGATATGCGCCCCGACATCGCCAACGATACGAGGACATCACGACACACCGGCTTATCGGCATAACGACACATAGACACAAGCCCCGCCCCATACCCCAAGCGCGGCGCGGCGGCACACAGCTCCGCTCCGGCTACCGTGGCGGTCGCTTATGCAAGGCCGAGCGGTCATTCCGCATCAATCGAAAACCTTTAACCGGCCAACAACCCACTGTTTCACAGAGGCTTTTATGGCCGAGATTTTCGGTTGGGCTGCATTGCTCCGCCTTTCATCACCGCCCCGTTGCCCCGGCCACCTCCACTACGCGCATCGCCTCCACCGCCACGCTTGCCGCGACATCACCCCGACGTGCTTCCGGGATATGGAAATGATGCAGCCGAGAGTGGATTGGCCGCGATAAACAAGGAATGTGGCACAGCAACTCATACCACGGCAACACCGCTCCCTGCGCTCACGGTGTATGCCGTGCCTCCCGTGCTACGTTCCACCCTGATTTTTATGCCAATCCACAACCCGGCTTCATCATCGGGGCATCACCGCCCGTCGGCTGATGTAAGGATAGGAATTTGCCGCGACCTCAAAACGACCTGCGCCCGTTTTGATTATCGCGTCAACGACATCACCGCGCTTTCGCCTACGCAGGGCGCGGCGGTGGGTGCGGTTACATATTCCGCCCGAAAATCCCGAAACAACCCGAAAAAAGCGACAGGCCGTGGGGGGATAGTGCGAAGCACCCTCGGTGGAAAATATTCCCCCGAACCCCCTTTGCGCCTGATAAAACGCTGTTTTTCAGGCTTACAACGTTTTTAACCTCCTAAAAATCCGTGGACTTTTGTAGAACCGCCGAAGCGGTACGGTTAAAACGTTGTGTTACACCTCTTTGCCGCCGCGATATTCCGGGACCCGATTTCATACCCGAAACATCGCGGCGGCGAGGTGCTTTATGCGCGCAAACTGCGGGGCCACCGGCTGCACCGCCCACAATTTGCGCGCGACGCCCCTAAAATCCGTCTTTTAGGGGCAGAGAGGCTGCGGTTACATTTGCGCAATAAACTATTGAATTATGGCTAATTACAATACTTCCGCAACGGTAACGCTATCTGTCAACGGCAAGCAGGCCCAGCAAATGCTGAAACGCTTGCAATCCGAGGCCGCAAAACTGGAGAAGAAACTGGCGAAAGCCGCGACCGCCGGAGATAAGGCCACGATGTCGAAACTGCAAAAGGAACTGAAACAGACCAACGGCCTTATTCAGAAATTGCAGTCCTCGGCCAAGACCGCCGAACAGGTGCTTGCCCGAATGGACAGGGCGACACCCAGGGAGCTTAACAAGGCTCTGCGCACCCTGCAATCACAGCTTAACGGCATACAGCGCGGCACTGCCGCGTGGGATATGCAGATTGCCAAAATCAAACTGCTTAAAGCTGAAATCGCTAAGGTCAACGCGCAGATGGCTGTCGGGCAGACACGGTGGCAGAGGTTCAACAACTGGCTGAACAACTGCCAGACGGCCATAATGGGAGTGGTAGCCGCCATTACGGGGCTGGTGATGGCCGGACGTAAAGCCGTCAACACTTACGCCGAAATGGAGGAAACACTTGCCAACACGCAGAAATACACCCGTATGACCGCCGCCGAAGTGCTCGAACTCAACGAGCTTTTCAAAGGCATGGATACACGACTGGCGCGCGAGCAGCTTAATCTTCTCGCACAGGAGGGCGGACGCCTCGGCTACAATACGGTGCAGTCCGTCAAGGAGTATGTCGAAGCCGCCTCTATTATAAATGTCGCGCTCGTTGACCTCGGCGAAGGTGCCACGCAGACCATCGCCAAGCTGTCTAACATCTTCGGCATGGAGCAGATGTACGGTGTGCGCGACGCGATGCTGAAAGTTGGCTCGACCGTCAACCACCTTTCGCAGAACTGCACCGCGGCCAAGCCTTTCATCGTGGAGTTTGCGCAGCGTATGGCCGGCATAGGCTCGACGGCGAAAATGACGATACCCGAAATCATGGCATTTGCCGCCACACTCGACGCGCACGGTCAAAAGGTGGAAATGTCGGCCACGGCATTGCAGCGCACCATTATGGAGCTTTTCAAGAAGCCGGGAGAAATGGCGAAAAAGGTAGGGCTGGAAACCAATACTTTCATCGAAACCCTCAACAGGTCTACCACGGAGGGCGTGATGATGTTCCTCGAAGCTCTCGGCAGACTGGGCGAAGACCAGGCTCTTGCCGTACTCTCGCCGCTGTTCCAGGATCTCGGCCTCGACGGTGCCCGCGTGTCCTCGGTGCTGTCAAACCTTTCTTCGCACCTCGACTTCCTTAAATGGCAGTTGGGCGAGGCTAATCAGGCTTTCCGCGAAGGCACCTCGGCCTCTAACGAATACGCCATTTTCAACAATACGGCACAGGCGGCAATCGACAAGGCCCGTAAAAGGGTTACGGAGCTTGCCGTGGAACTCGGCGAGAAGCTGTACCCGGTCATGCGGCACATCTACACTTCTTCTTCCGTGTTCCTCCGTGTGCTGAACCAAATCGTTACTTTCATCATAAAGTACCGCACGGCCATACTTGGTATCATCACAGTTTTTGCCGCCTATTATTCGTGGCTCGGACTGGTGAAGACAGCCCATGCAGCATATAATATCGTTGTCAAGGCCGCGACCGCGCTTCACAACGCATGGCGTATAGCTGTCGTTTTGGGGCGCATAGCGGTGATAGCCTTTACGCAGGGCATAGGCGCGGCCACCCACGCCTTCCGGCTCCTTACCGCCGCTATGTCGGCCAATCCTTTTGGCCTCATTCTCGCGGCGGTTACGGCTCTTGTGCTCGTTATAAAGGCTTTGTGCGACCGCACTTCCGAATATACGAAGAAGCTCCGCGAGGCTGTCAACACCGCCGCCAATTTCTCAAAGGAACTCTCAAAGGAACAGCGGCAGCTTGACGAACTTTTCGGCAAACTCGAAGCCTGTAAGCGAGGAACCAAAGAATACAAGGAGGTCAAGGACACTATCATATCCCAGTATGGGAAGTATCTGCGTGGCCTAATCAACGAGCGCAACGAGATTACAGACCTTACAGCCGCTTACAAAAGGCTTGCGGCTGCGGCGCGCATCGCCGCTAAGGAACGTGCCATACAGGGCGCGAAAGATGCCGCACAGGAAACTTTCGACGATGCTTTCAGCGGCCTTGCGAAGAAGTTGCAGGAGCAGCTTGTCGCCTACGGCAAGTCTTACAAGGACGCCGTGCGCATAACTAACCGCGTCGTCATTGACTTGCAGACCACCGGCACTATCGGTCAGGATATTGTCGGTGAGTTGCAGGGAATCAAAGGCAGCTTACAGGACAAATGGGGCTGGACGGCGCACCCCGTAAATGTCGTTAACGATATGATAGGCACCCACGGCGAATATACAACCGCGATGGGGGAAATAAATCAGATTGAGCGTGAAACCAATCCTCTCGCCGGATATTCGGCCACGGAACTTCGCCGACTCATAACCGACTTCGAGGGCCACGCCGAGCGTGGAGAGGGCGGCGCCATAATCATAGGCATCAACGAGCCGAACCCAACAACGAGGCGTATCGCCGCAAACGAGGTGAGCGAATTTCTCGATGAAGCCCGTGCCCGGCTGTCGGTGCTTGAAACACCTTCCAACGACCCTGTGGCGGGCAACCCGGACTTTACTCTCGATGATTTTACTCCCTATGAATCGGAAAAAGACCGCAAGGCGCGCGAGGCCGAGGAACGGCGCGCGGCAATAAAGGCGCGAAAGGAGTTCAAGGACAAACTCAACGATGCGAAAGGCGAATGGGAGGCCGGTGCCGCACAGAATGTCAGCGATTATTCGGCGGGGCTGAAATCGTGGACGCAGTTCCTTCTCTACAAGCACAACCTCGAAATCAAATACTACGACGACCGCCTCCGTATCTTCGAGGACTACAATCTTCAGGAGGACGAGGACTATCAGGAACTGCTGAAAAAGAAAGCGGAGATTCAGGCCGAGTGGCTGAAAAAGAACGCCGCCATGTCGGTGGAGGAAAGCCACCGCAAGAAGACAGCCGAGGAGGTACAGGCGCAGATGGACGCCGCCACTCCCGGCAATGCCCTCTATGGGAACGAGGAGGCATTGCAGCAACGCCTTTTCGAGATTAAGGTTAAGTACCTTAAGGAAATGCGCGACGCCTATACCAAAGACAGCGAGGAATACCACAACTATGTCGTGCAGATTGAACAGGCCGAGGACGCCGAGAGGCTGCGCCGTCAGAAACTTCTGGCGCAGCGTGTGGCCGAGTGGCGCAAACAGTACGAATATCAGGAGGCAGGGAAACGCCTCGAACTCGAAACGCAGTTGCTCGACGAGGCTTATGCGGCAGGGCTTATCTCTTACGAAGACTATCTCCGGGCGCAAAGCGACCTGAAAAGGAAATATGCCGACGAGTATATGCCCGACTCCGCCAAGCCAGCGCAGGGATCGGCGGCGCGGACAGCCCTTGCGAAGAAGCGTGAACTCGACATTGTGGCTTCGCTCGAAGCACAGGGGGTGATTACCCACGAACAGGCGGAGGCCGCCAAAGACCGCATCAACCGTGCTTACGAGAGAAAGGCAATCGAGGGCGTGAGGCGGTTAGGCTCCGAACATACCAATCAGCTTCTCGACATCTACGAGGCATGGAAGAACTTTTTTGACAGCACCGAGGAAGACGGAGGCAACTGGGCGACACGCCTTGCCGCGCTCGCCCAATCGGTCTTTGCCGTGATGACTGCCGGTATGCAGCAGTATTCTGAGTTTGTCAGAGCTTCCTCCGACCTCGAAGTGGCAAAGGCCGAAAAAAAGTACGACCGCGAAATAGAGCTTGCAGAGGGCAATTCCTATCGCGTCAAGAAAGCCGAGAAGCAGAAAGAAAAGGAAATTGCCAAAATCAAGAAGGAGGCCAACCGCAAAATGTTCGTGATGCAGGTTATTCAGGCAGTGGCGCAGACGGCCACAAATGCCCTGAACGCCTATGGCTCCGCTGCCGCCGTGCCAGTTATCGGCTATATCCTCGCGCCGATAGCGGCGGCGATGGCCGTTGCCGCAGGTGCCATACAGATAGCCACCATCAAGAAGCAGCAACAGGCTTCGGAGGCGCAGGGCTATGCCGAGGGCGGCTTCACCCCTCCCGGACGCAAGGACGAGCCTGTCGGCGTGGTTCATGCGGGCGAATGGGTCGCCTCGCAGAAGCTCGTCAACAATCCGCAGACCCGCCCCTTGTTGGAAGCCCTCGACTACGCCCAACGCACTAACACCATCGGCTCGCTTACAGCCGCCGACGTGTCGCGCTCCATCACTGCCCCGATGGTGCTTGCCTCGCAGCCACAGGCCGCCCCGGTTGTCAACGTCAACGTGCCGCCGCAAGCCGCCCCCGCTGCCGATGAACGGTTGTATGCCACTCTCGACCGCCTCGATGAAAGGCTAAACGAGCCGTTTGTCACCGTGAACACCGTTACCGGGGACCACGGCATCCAACGCGCTCAGGACGAATACAACCGCCTTATGAAAAACCGATTACCCAAGTCAAGAAAATAACCTTATCACCCTATAACCTTTGCGCAGCAAGTAATCATGGAAATCAGAATCAACGGCCACGATGCCGTCCTTAAATCCGGCACCTCATTTGAGTATGTAGCCGAAAACCGCCTCTTTTCGGGGAGCGACGGATATACTTTGAGCATTACTTTTCCGCTCAAAGACTGCCCGGAGAACATCGCCATTTTCGGCAACATCAACCGCGCCGATGTCATTGCCCGAAAGGTTATCTACGAGTGCGAGATACGCCACGGCAAGTTTTTCAAGTTCGGCTCCATCACCGTCAACGAAATCAATGCCTCCGAGGTAAAATGCCAATTCCTTGAAGGACGCTCGGAGCGCAATTTCTCGCAGTCTTTCGACGATATTTATATAAATGAACTCGACCTCGGTTCCTGGCCGTCGGGCAAGCCCGCTCCGGCACAGGCGTGGTGGCCGGGCAATTCGTCCAGGCCGGAGGCCGTAGCCCTGCCGTGGGTCAACGATTATTCGGGCAATATCCAAAACCTCGCCGAGTATGTCATTGACAACGCCAACCAAAACCGGGGGCACCACCAATGGCACACCGACACCTGGGGGCTGTCGTGGCAGCCTTACCTCATTACCATTGTGGCGCGTATCTGCGAGGCCGTGGGCTACTCGTGCGACCTCTCCGAGTGGGAGCGGTCGGAGGAACACCGCTATCTCCTTGTGTGCAACACGCTCCCGGCGGCATGGTACACGCCGCAATATGCCCGCGCCCTGCCGCATTGGACTGTCGCGGAGTTTTTCGAGAAACTGGAGCTTTTTCTTAACGCGGAGTTTGAAATCAACCACCGCGCCAAGACCGTGGGCTTCGCCTTCACGCAGTCTGTCCTCAAAGCCTCCGGCACCGTGCAGCTGCGCGATGTCGTCGACGAGCACAGCACGGAGGTATCGGTCGAGGACGCACGTTGCGAGTATCAGGAGGCCAAGAATCTTGTCTATAAGGAGTGCGACCACGCCGTATGGAAGTATTACTCATGCGACTGGTTCATCAAGGCGTGGAAAGACCGAGCCGTGGTCTATAATACCATGTCGGAGTTGCTTGCGGCCAACCGTGGATGGCGCACATGGGATGGGCAGCACCACCGCAACAGTCAGATTGACCGCCTCCTGTATGCCAAAGACGCGGACGCATTCTTTGTTATCCGCGCCGTCAGCCGCGCAGGGGAGTTGGTCGTGAGGGCGGGGAGGGCATATATCAAGTTCACCTACAAATGCGTATTGCAGCCTGTGAATCTTTTCGGAGGCCGCATCGTCGACGAATCCGAGAACGCCGACCAAATAGAAATAGAGTTTGTTCCGGCGCGCATCGACTACACGGAGGAAAAATACGGCAAAGTATTGTTCCTCTCATTCTCCGGCTACGACGAGGACAACGCCGAGGGGGAGGACGAGAGCAGCTATCCCTTCATGCAGACCCACCCCATACAGAGCCTTGAAGCCGGGGAGAAAGAGAAGAAAGCGGAGTATTACGACCGCGTCTATATCGGCTTTTGGGATGGCTCGCAAAACCACGGCTCAAAGCTGCCCTCGCCGTGGACGGAGGATATTCTTATCGCCGACGACTGGAGCAACTTCAACTACCTTCATTTCAATATGCGCCTCAACAACGGCGCGTTGAACTCCCGGCGCATAGTCCACCGCATCGACCCGAAGAAGAAAACCACCTTCCGCTTCATTGCCGACAATATCCCCGACGTCCGCGCCGTGTTCAACATTCACGGCAAGAACTACGTCTGCGAAAAAATAACCGCGACCTTCACCGAGCAGGGAATGTCGCAGTTACTCAAAGGCGTTTTCTACCCAATCGCCGAGTAGATAGCCGAGCTAAAAGCCTTTGCCTTTTGTGCGCTCGTAGACTACTTCGGTGCCCTTGTCGCAGTTCTGTATTCGGAACTGCACGGCGCACCCGGTAGCTATATCCTTCGGCAGCTTCGCGGCAAGAGTCTTGATCACTTCCTCCACGTTGCTGAATCCGATGTCGGTCAGTTCGGCCATCACCGCGCCCTTGAAATAGGCGCGGGCGTAGACCATCATCTTCTTGGAGAGGCGGAACAGTTTTTCCTCCGGCTCGTCTATATCCTTCGCCCGGCCCTGCTTGCTGGGCTTGTCGGTGAAGAAGATAAAGTCTATCACCTTCGCGTTGAGCCGCCATGCAGGGGAGTAGTCTATCCTTACATAGCCGCGTGTTACTTTCAGTCCGTGGCTGTGGTTCATGCCGAAAGCCACCTCATAGAGATTGGCGTCGCAGTCATTCTGTGCTATCGTGCCCCATGTGTGGCGGAACGTATAGACGCAGTAGGAGGCCTCCTTGCCCATGCCCATATCGGCGCATATCTTCTTTATGCCGTTGTTAACATTGGCCGAGAAGCTGTCCGAATCGCAGTATCGGACGTGGAAATTGAAAAGGTACTCGTCATCTTCGGGCGCGAGGTATTTTTCAAAAACCGGGCGTATGAAAGGCTCGACGCGCATCTCGATATACGCTTCGTCGCGGCGCGCATGGCGCGTCTTGGCCCGCTTGTAGCCGATGATGCCGTTACGGTAGTTTTCCTTACGCATCTCGAACAGGTCGACGGTATTTATACCGCCGAGGCACAGCACGAGCATTGCCACGTCGCGCCCCAGTTCGGGCAAGGAGGAAATCATCTTTGTCTGCGGCAGCGGACGGTTGAAGAACTCGCGGCAGGCCTCCGCGCTGATGGCGCGCTGCACGCCGTTGTCGGACTTCGGTATCTGCACTTTCAGCCAGGGGTTGAACTTGATGCGCACGATGCCGCGCTCCTCGTCGTTAAGCTCCAACAACGCGGCCTTGAATATCTGCCGGACGCATACAGGGTACATTTCTTTGGCGCGGTTTGTCATGGCGAGGCTTTCAATCCATCGCTTCAAGACCGCAGAACTGAGGTGTGAGAACATTACCCGGTTGGTGCCGATGTAGCGTTCAAGATGCTGCACAGCCAACTTGTAGTTTTTGGCGTTGCGTTCTTGGCCCCGGTTTATCATACGCTCGATATGCTTGCGAGCATATTCACTGAAGCATATTTCTTCCGATTCGGTTTGCAAGAACTGAACGACCTCCTTCACGCTCCAACCCTCTATGGGCTGTGCATTGAGGCGTGTAGTGTATTCACGAATTAGGGAGGTGCAATAGTTTACCACCATATTATCGCGGATATCACCGTTTTTGGTTACTTGTTTTTTCTCGACCACTTTATCTGTTTTGATGTAGCCGAGCTTTCTCTGGTGCGTTACTCGAATGTAGACAGGATAAAACCCATCTGCACGGAGTTTTTGAACGCAAGGTTTTAGAGTTGCCAT